AATATTTAAATTCTGATTATAGTTTAATGAGTAAAGAAGAGTGTTCTGCATTTTTTCATAAACATTCAACCCAAGATAATGTTTCGTTTAGCATCTCTCGACTATCAAAATATCCTAATTTTGCATGTAGTGTTTTTTATTACACTCCATTCATTACATTGGATGATTTTTCAATATCTGAACGTGTTTATTGCATAGAACATAATATACAGACAACCCCAACAGATGATGAAAATAATCCTCTACCATTTATAAACAGGAAAAAGGGATATAGTAAATATGCATCCCGCAAAGACATGCATAAAAAACAAATGATAACCATATCATCTCAAATAGAAGAAAAATTTGAAATATTATCGTTCATTAAAGACCAAAATACGACTACAACATCCAGAGTTGAAGTTAAATGCAAACAATGTGAACACATTTTCAAACCATTATTTAAAAATAAATTATGGAGCGTTATATATTGCCCTAATTGCAATGGTCATTCTGGCAGATCAAGAGAAGAAAATGAAGTTGTTGACTTTTTAAAAACTTTAGGGGTTGATAATATCATTTTAAATGACAGAAACGTGCTTAATGGACATGAATTAGATATTTATCTCCCCGACCATTCATTGGCAATTGAATACAATGGAATTTTGTGGCATTCATTCGGAACAACATTTCCGAATAACGCGGAAGATGAATCATATAAAAAATATAAACATTTAAAAAAGTATGAACAATGTTTAGATCAAGGGATATCTTTGATTACGATATTTGACAATGAATGGAAATTGAAAAAAGATATAATAAAATCGATATTGAGTAATAAATTGAAAAAAACGTCTAATAAAATATACGCTCGTAAATGTAAATACAGGGAGGTTGGTTTGGATATTGCTAAAAAATTTCTCGATGTAAATCATAGACAAGGTTCTTGTAAATTTACAAAAGCTATTGGATTATATTACAATAATGAACTGGTATCTTTGATGTGTTTTGGAAATAGAAAAATTACCAGAGGGGCATCAACATATGAATTAATTCGATTTTGTAATTTATTAAATACTCAAGTTATTGGGGGTGCTAGTAAAATTTTAAAACATTCCAACATTAAAAAATTTATCTCTTATTGCGATTTGAGATACAGTAATGGCGAATTATATAAAAAATTAAATATGAAATTAATATCAAAATCAAAACCAAACTATTATTATACATCAGACAACATCGTTCTATTACATAGAATGAATTTTCAAAAACACACATTGATAAAAACGGCGTCTGATAAAGAGAAAACAGAAAGAGAATTAATGTATGAAAGGGGTTACAGGAGAATCTACGATTGCGGCAATCTGGTATTTTTGTATGACGCGGACGCTTTTTACTATTCTCATAACTAAATAACTATATGCCAGCGAATATTGAAACATTCTTCTCTCAAGCTTCCCAAAAGCAATTTGCCAGAGACTTCCTATTTAGAATCAAAGACATTTCCTTTCCGGGTCTTTCCTTAAGGGGAGAAACCGATCTTGTTTATGCCAAGGCGGGAACTTTACCGGGCCGAACAATTGAAAACAAAACTGTTAGCTATGCTGGTCAAGTTTTCAATATCGGAGGTAGAGCTACCTATGAAGGTGCTGAAGGTTATTCCATCAGCTTCTATTCAGACCAAGCCCTTGATCTTAGAACAAAGCTTGAAAACGCTTCCCGAGTAGCGTTCAACAACGAAGACACTACTGCGAATCTTTGTATGCCCGGACCAGAAAGCTCTATCACTCTTGATATTCTTGCAATTCCTTGCACAAGAGATATCAATGCAACTTCAGGTCAACCACTTCAAATCGTCAAGACCATCAAGTTGATTGGTGTTGGCATTCGTAATATCGGAGCTTTGACTTATTCTATCGCAGAAGGAACTGGTGATATTGTATCATTTGATGCTACATTTAGTTATCACTGGTATGAAGATTTCAGTTGATCACTAAATAGTTGATATGGGAATGCCAATCCAAATCAACGATTTCTTACAATCATTTAGCAGGGAGGCCAAATTTTGTTTGAGCCTCCCTGTCTTTTGGTCAATTTCAATTGATGGAGTTACAACAGGTGCGATAAATACTCAGTTGGAAAAAGCAGGTGAAAAATGGAAAGCTAATACAACGCCAAATGATATGAGTAAAGGTGATGCTGGCTCTATTTTAGTTGCTCAGAGTGTAACATTACCAACTGAATCATCAGAATTTGTAGCGTTGGACTTTGGCACAGGCAAAGGTGGCTTCTTACCAACTCATGCCCTGAATAATCGAATAAATTTCTTGAACAGAACTTTCTCTGTTAACATTTTGGAAACTGCCCAAGATTTGGAGCATGAATTTTTTAGACCTTGGATGATTGCAGTAGGTATAAAAGGACTTATCGAAGATGGATCTCCTAGCTTAAAAGCTACTATGGTTGTGAAGCAATATGATAACCAAGGAAACTTCAGAAAAGGTTATAAGCTTAATGGTGTTCATCCGACTGCTGTTGAGGGTTATACTTTAGATTATGATAATACCACGTTCACTATTAAAAGTGTAACGATGGCTTGTTTGAATTATGAACCAATAGTTGGATAATGTTATCATTCCGCAAATTAAAAGAAGTGTCCTCATTTATAGAAACGGGGAGAGATGATAAATTCTATGAATTTTTGAATGAATTTGAAGGAGATACCGTTCAAGAAAAATTTAAATCTATTTTAAATGCATGGGAATATCATGTTAGTGATACTATAACATTTTCATTAGAAGGTAAAGAAATAACAATTCAATTATCTTATCTTGTAAATCAACTGTCTCAAAATTTAAATGATATTGTTATTATAAAAGATAATGATAACACATATGAATTGGGGATACCAGAAGAATTCGCATTTAATAAAAATGATGTAATGCCTATTTATAACTTATTGAAAGTAGTTAAGTTTTCTGATATATCTTTAAATTTATCATCGTTATCTAAATCTGATAAACAATTGGTTATCAATAAATTACCAGCCAAGGTATTCTCTAAGATAGCAGAACATATTGCAAAAGACAAATCTAAAGTTTACAAACTTGATAATCCGCTGTTAAGTTCGATAACAATTAATTTTTACACAAACCAACCTTATATTTTCTTAAAGGGATTGTTTTCTAATTACACAAAAGAATATTTCCAAGATGTTATTTTTTACTTATCCAAGCGCATCGATGGAAATATTTTAATGGACTCTGACATTAAAGATATCAGCTTCTACATGAAGAAATACAACGATGAAATGCAAAGTCAACAAAATAACACTCCAAGACTTGATTTCTAAAAGTTTCAGGTAAATAGCAAATATGGACGACAACGTTAAGTCATTTCTTGAAAAAATCAACGAAATCAAATCTGATAAATTAAAAGTTGATGTAATATCTACTGGCAAACAAATTCAATGCGAGCCTTTGACATTCAAACAACAAAAGGAAATCATTTCCACAATTACAGAAGGTATCGTAGGGGCTCTTAAGTTTCAAAAGGTAGTTAATGATGCAATTTTGGAAAACACAGGAGACAAAACCCTGACAGTTATTGATAAACTTCTGATCTCCCTTCAATTGCGTTCTAATAGCGTTGGAACGGTTGTTAAATTTGATGATGAGAAATACGATGTGTTGTCTGGAGTTATTGAAAAATTGAAGTTGATGAAGCCTGTCACAACAAAAAAAATTCAAGGTGTTATTAGTCTTGAATTGGAAATTCCTACATTGGTAGCAGAAAATCAAATTATAACATCTTGCGTCGATATTTTAAAGAAAGACGCTGATAAAGATGTTGGTAAAAGTGTTGGAGATATCTACACGTTTGAAATTGTCAAATACATCAAAAGCGTGACAATTGGAGAAGATTCAATTAACTTCAACAATCTAGCTGTTCGCGATAGAGTTAAGATCGTGAATAATCTACCACTTGCCTTGAATAAAGAAATCACCGCATTTATTCAAGATTACAAAACTCTTGAAAACGACGCGCTTACTGTTCGCGTTAAGGATTCTGATCGTTTAATTGATGTTGATGTCGCTTTCTTTGATTCATGATTCTAAATAAGTAATGTGGAATCAAATGTTGAAATATTACCTACTTTAAATCGAATTCTTGGTTTTTTACAAACCATGGAAGGTGATAAAGGTATGCCAAAACAAGATAAATTGGCAGAGACCAATATTATTAATTCATCGATTGGTAATAGAGAAGCTTCGAAAAATACATTATCATCTCAAGAAAAAAACAAATCTACTGAATTTGCAAAAATATTCAGTAAAATATTTGTCGAGATTCAAAATGCAAAGAAGCCAGATACCGCCGAGAAAACAATTGTAGGCAGTATTGCCAATTCGCAAACCAAATCGACAAACGCTTTAACTGATAAGTCAAACAAAGAAAATTCAAAGGAGGGATCGTTATTATTAACTGGTCTTAAAACTGGGTTGATGTTTATTGTTGGCGGTATCGCCGCTCTTGTGACTGGTTTGATGAATGATGGTCCTTTCAGAGGATCTTTGAAAATTCTATCCAGATTAGGAATAGAAGGAGGCGCTGCAATATTAAAAAGAGTTATCACAACTGCCTTTGCATTGTTTAAAGAATTGCCTGAAAAGCTTTTTGGAAAACTTGGAGGACAAATCGCAAAATTTGTAGGGAACTTTGTTGGGCAGTTTACAGATTCCATAAAAAGCTTTGGTAGTGGTTTGGGTGGTAGCATTTCAGCCAAACTTGAAAAAGGATTTCTTGGAAAGATGGCTATTAAAGTTTTGAAGCCGTTGTCCAAAGTTTTAACAAAAATACCAATCATCGGAACTCTTATATCATTAGGGTTTGCATATGCACGATTCAAAGATGGTGACATTGTTGGCGGTATTATTGATACTGTGGGTGCTCTTGTTGGATTGTTATCACTTTTCCCACCAGCGGCGGCATTTGTAGTGCCAATTCAGATAGGTCTTGATGTTCTTAACGCATGGCTTGATTACAAATCAGACCAAGGAGAAGGAAAGCCAAAGCTTTCTAAAATGGACATATTGGGAGATATGGTCAAATCTATTGGAGGTTGGCTGTGGGAAAATGCTAAAGACATTCCTCTCTTGGGAGCATTTAAATATCTTGGAATGACATGGGATTCATTTAAAGGTGGTAAAATCAATGAATCTCTAACAAATCTTGCTTACGCTTTGATTGCCCTTATACCGGGCGGCGGTTTGATAGTAAGAGGTATCGATGGATTGATGTCTTTTCTTAGCCCATCTGAAAATGCAAAAGAACCAAATCTTAATGTAGCAGCTGCATCTTCTTCATTATCATCATGGGCCAAGTCGATTGGTGATTGGATATGGACAAACGGTGAGAAGATTCCAGTCATTTCATCCTTTAAATATCTTTCAAAAGCGTGGGATGAATTCTCAAGCGGTAATATATTAAAAGGTCTTGAATACGTAGCACGAAGTGTTCCGGGTGTGGATATGCTCATACAAGGATATAATATGTTGTCGTCTCTATTCTCAACTGACGAGCCAACCGATTCAACAGTTGGAAAAATTAACACTGACTGGATTGGTAAAATTAAAGATTTCATTCGTTCTAAAATGAAAGATTTGCCAATGGCCTTGAGAAAGCCCTTGGAATGGTTGGGTATTATATCTGAAGATTCAACATCAACAACACAAACATCAACAATGGTATCTAATTTTAAAGATTCCGCAAATGCTGGTTTTGAAAAAGCGAAAGGGTTTTTCAAAAATGTTTGGGATGGCGTTGGAAATGTTGTATCAACCAAAGTTGATCAGATAAAGTCATTTGCAGCTAGTGCTTGGGATTCGTTAAAATCAGCTATTAATCCAGCTGCTAATAACAACGCACAAGCAATACAAACTGCTAATGTTAATGTCGGTGAACGAATGGCAACTATGACAGGAGTTCAAACTAAAAGATTGGCATTGATGATATCATTATCCCAGCAGCAGTTATCCGCATTGAATAATCTTGTTGCAATAGGTAATATGAGCTTGACAGAGCTTAGGAGAATGAATTCATCTAGTCCACAACCAAGTGCTCCGTTAATTCCGAATATTTCAGAATCTCCAACAAAAGACATGGTAAAATTTGAAGATAACAGAGATGGTTATTTTTCAAGTGTGTATAGGTTGGCTCCTTAAATATAATTATGGCTTACGATATTATTAATGATTTTGACTGGACGAGCATGCCCAAAGGTTCCCCTTTGCGTTATCAAACTCCGCAGTTATTTGTCAAAGCATATAAATTGAACAAAAATCAAAGTATCGAAAGAATAAAATCATATGTTAATGTTGTAAAAACAAGCGGAGATCCTCTTAAGTTTTATGAATTATTGTATAGTGATGCCACAACACCAGCAGACGATGATGGTGATTATTATTTGTATCCATTCTTCGGTGATCAAATAAGAAATTTTAGCAACACATTTGGAGACACATTCGCAAATGGATTTGGGGGAGAGGGTGCGCTGTCGGTAGTGGACCAGATTATTCAAACATACGGAGGTATCGTAGCAGAACTTAAAACTATGGGCGATGGCAATCCGGGTTCTTATATCGAGACTCCTAAAATGTATGATTATTCATCTGCTAATGAAGGACCGTTGAAAGTTGATTTTGTTCTTTCAAATACAATTGATGCTGCTTCAGTT